ACTTACTATATGGTTATTATATGATTATTTATGATATTATAAATTCTGTAAAAAATTGTTAAATACGGTTAACGATCTTTCTTCCAAATTTTTTCTGGTAGATTCAGAAATATATCTGTGGTATTTAGCAAGATTTACTTCTTTTATAATACCATTCTCCCAGATCCACTCTTTTCCTTCCATAATACCATTCACAAATGCGTCAGGTGCTGATGGATCTGCTACAATATCGGCAGCAGTTGCGAGCATAAAATCGTCACGAACATAGTTTGCTCCGTTTCTTTCTTCAATAGATCCCATACCTCTTGAAGATACTCCAAGTTTTACTCCTTCTTTGAGAAGTGATTCCGCAATTTTTCCCATAGGTGTTGATAAAATTTGTGCTTTGCCGATGAAATTACTTCCTTCAGCTTTAAGCGAAACAATTTTATGTGACACTCTATCTAGGTTAACAGTAGGACCATCAGGATGACCTAACTCACCGAGAGCACGACCAATAGTTACGTACTGTTCGTTGTATCTACCCACTTCACGTTCTAAAACGCCAAAAGGATATACTCTTCCGTTACGGTTTTTGATATCTCCTTGAAGGAAAACTCCCTCAATGTAAAGATTTTTTTTACCGTTTGTTTCTTCTTCAAGGACTTGTACTTCCTCAATGTTCTCGGTGATTAGTTTCATTCTTCTGTTTCCTCTTCTGGTGATTCAAACTCCACATCTTCTTCAGTAGAATCAAAGAATGACCTAGCAACAATTTGTTTATAGTCACCCATAGCTTCCGATGCTTTTCCGTATAGGATATCGGCAATTTTGTCTACCGCAGCAAGACGATGACCGTCACGCACAGCGTTTACAATTTCAATAGTGTCCATGTAATTTACCTATAATTAACTATTTATTTTTCTGATGTTTTCGGTTTTGGTGTAGCCGCTGGTGCTGGTGGTGGAGGAGGCATTGCTCCTACTTCCAAACTAGCTGCATTCATTAGATTAGTATGAATAGGATCTGGAATTTTGCCATCAGAAATTTCAGCATCCATTTGTCTAGTGATCTCATCATACTCATTATCAGTCTGCATCAATACTTGCTTTCTGACATATTCAATTGAATAATATTTGCCTAAGAAAGGATCTAATTGAGTAGCAACTTGTAGGCGATTACCCATAAGTTCTGCTTGCTTAAGTTCTTCAAAGTGATTATCAAAATGATAGTCGTATTGAATATGCTCTTGCATATCTTCCCAATCTTCTGGAGCAATAACGCCCTTTAGAATGAGTTGAGTTTTGAGCATATCGTGGAATAGTGCTGAGAACTTCTTGCGAAGTCTTCCAATCCACTTAGCAAACTTGAGTTCATCACGCAAAATTTCTGATGACCGACCAAGTGAAAATCCTTGGTTAGCATCATCCAAACGTGAAGGTGGAAGGTTTAAAGAATTATAAAGTTTCTTTTTAAAATACTCAACGTCTTTAAGTTCTCCAAGGTTTTGACCACCAGGAAGAGTGGTGATTTCTGTACCACGACCACCTTCTCTACGTGGCAACCAGAAATCTTCAAGCATACTCATATGCTTTTTGTCATCACGAATTTCTCCAGTGGCAGCATCATAGACTAGTTTGTTTCTGTAACGCGCCATTGTTTCGCGTAGATATTGCTCCGCTTTTACTTTGGGAAGATTGCCTACATCAATATAAAAAATTCTTCTTTCTGGTGCTCGTGACAAACGATAGATAACCAGTGCATCCTCAATCATTCTAATTTGATTGAGTGATTTGATTGCCTTGTGTAGAAAACTCAGGACCATCTTTTTATTGAGGTCTGCTATACCAGATTGAATATAACTGATGGCGTCATTAGATATTTTGACACCACTGGTAGCCATGTTGGCATCAAATGTTGAACTAATAAATCCTTTTGGATTGTACATGTAGTATTCAATGTACTCTCCAAAATCATAAGCGTAAGCAGTAGAAGCATTTGCAGTGCTTGCCGATAATGCTGCTGCTAACTTGGGATCTTTGTTTTGAACTCTGACCTTCTTAATTTTTAATGGGTCTATGTATCTGAGTTCAGTAATACCTAACTTAGGATTTGCAAGATCAATAACTTTGTGGTAATATAACCTACCATCAATATACCAAGTTCTAAAAATTTCGTGTGCTCTAGTATCAAAATGTAAAAGACGTAAAAGGTATTGAAATTCTTCTCTGATTTTTTTCTTAATAGCTTCACTAACTTCCAAATTTGAGAGTTCAATTGATACTGGAGTGTCGTTCATCCCAGCATTAATTGATTCGTTCACAATTTCATCAATAGCAGAATCAACTTCTGGATGCATCGCCATATCACGATAGCGCCTAATGAGATCAAACTCATTACGCGCTATGCCGTCTATATCTACATAAGAACCAAAATAACCACCTGCAACAGTTGTTACCGCATCATCAGCTGAAGGAGGAATTGGGGATTGACCCTTTACTTCCTCCCCCTTACTTTTAATTGAAAATCCAAAAAGTTGACTCATGTTTAAATTATTTCACTTGTTTGATGTATTTATCTAATCAAAATTATGCGATTACTCCAGTGGAAGCGCCAGTAGCTAAACCACCTGCCGTTGGTGCTACAACAGTCCAGTACTGAAGTTGGAACTCAACTGTGAAATCTTCAATCTGATCGTTGCTATCGTAAGCAACATCAATTTGAGAAACGTTAGTTGGAAAACATCCAACGAGTTTGTAGTTTCTGAGAGGAGTACCGCCAGCAGTACTATCTCTTTCTAATTGAGCAATTTCAATATCAGCAGTATATCCAGCAGTTGTGTTTGGAACAAACAGTTCTGCTGTGTTAGCATCATGAGCATTCATTGATCTCATCCAACGCTCCATAGCGTGACGAATTTTGAAGTTTCTATCATTGATGAAAGTAGCAGTCCAAGTATCAAAGGTTCTATCACCTGCGATCTTAACTGTTCTTCCTCTAAATGGAACTTCAATCACGCCTAAGTTTGATGCTGGGAGAGCAGCAGACTTGCAAAGAATATTTACTAAATCTTTATCTTCTGTACCTGTAGGTAGATCTACACTACCAGCAGATGCTGGAAAGTTGATAGTTGCTAAGAACAGGTTAGGGCGCACACCCTGATTAATCTTTCCTAAAAATGAGCTTACGCTACTAGTAATTGCCATTGTTGTTTACCTTTGGATAATTTTGAAAAATGAATTAACGACCTGTTACTTCAGAAAAACTCACTCCAGATCTTGTAGCAACAAAAGTAATAGTGATGTAATTAACTGAGCGAGATGGTTTTACATAAATTTCAGCAACAAATTCGTTTCTGTCAACGACATCTGGTGTGTTGTTTGTTTCGTCACAAACAACCAAATAATCAGTAACACCTCTTTTTGATTGAACTTCGGAGAGGAATGAATTTGCTGCTCCAGCAAAAGAACTGCGAGTTGACGCATCATTAAGTTCAAATAACACGGTCTTACCAAGTTGACCAATTCTCTTCTCAATAGCTAAGAACAACCGACGAACGTTAATACGATCAAAAGCACTTGGAGTAGCAAGAGCTGTCTTATCGCCAAAGAGAACTACGCCCTGACCTGGGAAAGAAGTAATTGGATTAATTCTTTTTTGGTAGAGTTTGTCTCTGTCTGTCTTTGAAGGAGTGTAAGCAAGCTTAACCGCATTCTTAACGTTACCTCTATTTAATCCAGCAGGAGATATCCAATCTTCAGCAGTTGTTGAAACTTGTACACAAAGACCAGCAACGTCTCCATTGCAAGGAATGTAACGATAAGTGTCGTTATACTTGTCATAGACATACTTATAACCGCTATCAAGTACAGCATATGAACTGCTACCGATACTATTAAAGAATGTGAGAATGTCGTCTCTTTGTGCAGTTGGTGAAGATAGTTTAACAAATCCACTGTGTGGAGAAACAAAAGCAACACAATCTTTTCTGGTTGCAGCAATATCAATTACTTTCTGTGCTTTGGTTACTTGATCTGCTTCTACAGATAGACTTCCGCCAGCAAGAATAAAATCAACATCCAATTCTTCTGTATCAGCAAAGAGATCAAAAGCAGTAGCGATAGTTGATACGTTGGTGGTATAAGAATCAACACCAGCAGTTAATGTGACAGTAGAATTTCCAGCGGCAGGAGCAACTGTGCCTGAATAGATGAATGATGATCTCTGGGCAATTACATCAATATAATATTTTGAAGCACCTTGATCATCTTTAGCGGTTGATAGTTTAGAAACATATAAGAATGTTTCTAAAATATTATTGTCAGTATCAAGCACTACAACGTGTAGATCGTTAGCAGTTGCACCTGGACTTCCAGCTATTGTGGTCCACTTAATTGAACCGTAAAGATTTTCTGCATCATAAGCACTAGACGAGATGCTACCATCAATCGTTACAACCTTGAGCGAGTTCCCCCAAGCACCAGCAGTGCGAGCAGCAAACTTCCAAGCATATGTGGAATAGTTTGCTTCGTAACTATCAAAAGATTTAATGAGAGGAGCAGTAACTACGCCAGCAGTAACAACTGGATAAGCACCCGAAAGAGTAGTTGTTGTCGCTGTAACAGCAAAGGTAAGAAGTGTAGCAGTGATGGTTGCGCCAGGTTGTGCTGCAGCAGTAGTGCCTAATTGAGCTCTGCTTACAACAACTTGGTTGCTGTCAACAGCAGTAATTTTCACAATTTCGTTGGCAGAGTTAGATCCAGAACCAGCGTTTGTGAGGCGGAAGTATGAACCAACCGTGAAACTAGTAGCACTGGTTAAATCAATAATTGTTTCGGTAGCATCAATAGTTTCATTAACTACNGTTGTAGTTGCTGAGTTAGCAAAAGACCACTTAGCAACAGTTGCTCCACTTGCGTGATNGGCAGCAACTGATCCAAGTTGTGCTCTGGTAACAGTTAAAGAATTTGCACCACCTGTAGTAACCAATGTTACTAAGAAATATTCATCATCAACTTTAACATAATCANTAGATNCAAATGATCCNGAATTAACAACCAAAAGTTTAGTTGCGTCTGTGCTTCCTGCTGATGCATCGGAAACTGCATTTTTAAGTGTTGTGTCTTCTACTCTTACAACTTCAAGTTGTCCGCCGTATGAAAGATATGTTGAAGCAACAAACCAATCTTCGTAATTACTATTAGTGGGGGCACCGAATGTTTCTAAGAGTTCTCTTTCGGTAGCAATATTAACAATTGCTCCTACTGGTCCTTTGGCAAAACTTGCTACTAATGCTGCAGAATTAGCCTGAGCATTAACAATAGTTTGACCAGTTAAATCACGTTCTCTTAGAACAATTCCAGGTGATACTTGACCTGCCATGTTTTTTTCCTCGTGAAAAATAGTTCATTTTTAATCTACAAATATTTATGAAAATGTTTATTTCAAACAGGGAAACAACGCACGAACATTTTACCAATCAGGATATAGTGG